TAAAGGTACATTTTGCGACAATAGAGCAACCTCCCAGAGCTATCGCAACAAAATCAGCTGGAGTGAATTACGGACTTGGAACTGCTTTTCCTTATGTTTATAATATGTTTAAGAGTGGAAAATTTAATGACAAGAAAATCATAAAACAAATATCTGAACAATATAATCACTATATATTAGATAGTGGTTTATTTACATTAATGTTTGGTTCACATAAAGGAAAAAAAGATGAAGCGTATTTAGATAAATGGTACGAATGTTTGACTGATTATGTATTGCACGAAGAATATACTGGAACAATGGTTGAAGTTGATTGTCAAAAAGTTTTGGGGGTTGAAAAGGCTTGGGAGTATAGGAAGAAAATAAAAGACAAAGTTTCTAATCGAGTTATAAATGTTTTTCATATTGAAGATGGTCAAAAAGGATTAGATAGATTAATTGAATACTCTGACTATATTGCTTTGAGTGTTCCTGAATTGAGATTTATAAACAAGAAAGAATATTTATATAAGTTGGCAAATTACATTAAAAATAAAAAGCCTAATATAGATATTCATTTATTAGGGTTTACAGAAAAAACAAATTTAGAAAAAATGTCTTTTTGCACAACTTGTGATAGTAGTAGTTGGACGAGTGGTTTAAGATATGGCGAACTTGAAACTCTTTCAGGAAAAGGACATATAAGAAATATTAAAAAACAAATAATAGAAAATAGTGGTAATAGATATGTTGATACAAGAAATAAATTATTCCCCAACTTTAATTTACCTCAAAACTTAAAGACAGATGCTATCTTTTCAATATGTGCAGAAGAAACCTTAAAGATTTATAATAAATACGCTGGAAGTCAAGACTAAAAAATATGATTAAAATAGAAAAAAAATATCATTTTTATGCTGGTCATAGAAATATTGAAGCTGGAGAAAAATGTGGAAGACCTCACGGACACACTTATGATGTTGTTTGTACTTTTGCTTTTAATGAAATAAAAAACGGAGTAACAATGTTATTTAGTGATATTGATAAATTAGCTGAGCCAATCATAAAAGAATACGACCATTACTTTTTGTTAAAAGAAGATGACTCTTTGGTTAATGTTTTTGAAATGGCTGGAGAACAATACAAAACAGTCCCTTTTGAAACGAGTGCTGAAAATATGGCAATTTGGTTATTTAATAGAATAAAAAATGAAGCTAAGTTACCAATCGTTAAAATAGAATTTGGAGAAACAAAAACAAGCAAAGTGATATATGAAAAATAAAATAGGTTGGATAGGTGCTTTTTTAGTAGTATTAGCATATTTTTTAATGACAATAGATATAATAAATAGCAATGATATTTTATATAATTTAATTAATCTTATAGCTGGAATCTTATTAGGTTATCGAGTTTGGTTAGATAAAAATTACTCTAATCTTGCTCTTGAAATTGTATTTATATTAATAGCATTTATAAATTTAATAAAATGAGAAAAAAATTAGCAATTAGTGAGGTTTTTTATTCAATACAAGGCGAAGGAAAAACCGTAGGAATACCAAGTGTATTCGTTAGATTGGGGGGTTGTAATCTAATGTGTGGAGGTATGGGAACTCAATTTGATGGGGAGTTACATAACGAAGCAGAATGGAGGTGTGATAGTATTGAAGTTTGGATGAAAGCACAATCAAAAGAACTTAACGAAATACTTCCAGAAGATTGTATCGAAGCAATTAAAAATGATGCTCATATAATTTTAACTGGAGGAGAACCAATGATGCAACAAAAAGGGTTGGAATCATTTATAACTTATATTAAAGAAAATATAAATGATAAACCGTTCTTTGAAGTTGAAACAAACGGAACAATCTTACCAAGTGATTTTCTTTTAAAAGAAGTTAGTTTATGGAATTGTAGTCCTAAGTTAAGAAATAGTGGGATGGATTTAGAAATGACTTTTAAGCCTGAAGTTATAAAGTGTTTAAATAAATATAATACTATTTTTAAATTTGTATTGAATGCAGAAAAAGAGTGGGATGAAATAAAAAAACACTATCTTCCAATAGTAGATAAAAGAAAAGTCTATCTTATGCCAGCTGGCGAGAACCAAGAATTATTAAACGAAAACAAATTAAAAATTGTTAACTTAGCAATAGAGAATTACTTAAATTTTACAACAAGATTACATATTGAAATATGGAACAAAAAAACTGGAGTATGATAAAAACAAAAATAACGTGGGAACAAGTCTATTACAGATTAAAAGAAGCAACAAAAGGATTGCCAAAAGACACAAAATATTATGGAGTGCCAAGAGGAGGGCAAATTGTAGCTGGTATGACTGGGAATGCAGTTGATACAATTGAAGAAGCTGATGTAATTATTGACGATTTAATTGACTCAGGAACTACAATGGAAAAATATTTGAAGTACGGAAAAACTTTTATTGCTTTAATTGATAAAAGAATTGAACTTCAAGGGGAGTGGCTTGTGTTTCCTTGGGAAGTAAAAGAAGATGACTCAGAAGAAACGGTTGAGGATAATGTTAAAAGATTACTTCAGTATTTTGGAGAGGATGTAAACAGAGAAGGATTAAAGGAAACTCCAAAAAGGTTTATTAAATTTTTTACTGAGTTTTTAAATCCTCCTAAATGGAATTGCACAACTTTTGAGGGCGAAGGTTATGACGAAATGATAGTACAAACAAATATTCCTTTTCATTCTTTATGTGAACATCATATTGCCCCATTCTTTGGAACTGGAACCATTGCTTATATTCCAAACAAAAGAATAGTTGGACTTTCTAAATTAGCAAGAACGCTTGAAACTTATTCACGAAGATTACAGAATCAAGAAAGAATAACCATACAAGTTGCTGAATTTTTATGGAAAGAATTAGAACCAAGAGGAGTTGCCGTACAAATAACTGCAAAGCATATGTGTATGGAAATGAGAGGAGTTAAAAAGCACGATACTCATACCACAACTACAAAACTTCTTGGGGTTTTTAAAGAGGATGCAAGTGCAAGAAATGAATTTTTAAATGCAATTAAATAATGAACAAAACTGAACAACATAAAAAAGCAATTATAGAAGCTCTTGAAAAATCACTTGGAGTAGTTACTACTGCATGTAAGAAGGTTGGAATTGGTAGGACTCAATTTTATAACTGGTTAAAAGATGACGAAGAGTTTGCAAAAGAAGTAGACGACATCCAGAACATTGCTTTAGACTTTGCCGAAAGCCAATTACATAAACAGATTGGAGATGGGAATACAAGTGCTACAATATTTTATTTAAAAACAAAAGGGAAAAATAGAGGTTATATTGAAAGAGTGGAGCAAGTAAATTTTGCTGAGCAACCTTTATTCTTAGATGATGAAGGAAAATAAATTCATAAAAACAACTGCAATAAAGAAAATACTTGCATTAAAAAAAAGAAAAAAAGTAATTCAAGGAGGAACTTCTGCTGGGAAAACTTTTGGTATAATACCAATTCTTATTGATTATGCTATTAATAATCCATTAAGTGAGATTAGCATAGTGGCTCAGTCTTATCCTCATTTGCGAAGGGGTGCAATGAAAGACTTTATAAAAGTTATGATTATGACTAACAGATTTTTCCCTGATAGATGGAACAAGTCAGATAGTAAATACACTTTTTCAAACAAATCTTATATTGAATTTTTTAGTGTGGAGCAAGAGCATAAAGTAAGGGGAGCAAGAAGAAATATTTTATACGTTAATGAAGCAAATAATATAAACTTTGAAACTTACAATCAATTAGCAATTAGAACAAGCGGAGATATTTATTTAGATTACAATCCTACTGCTGAATTTTGGGCGCATACAGAGGTTGTAAGCGAACCAGATTCAGATTTCATAATACTTACCTACAAGGATAACGAAGCTTTATCCAGTAGCATTGTTGAGGAGATTGAGAAAGCAGAAGTAAAAGGAAAGACTTCAGACTACTGGAGAAATTGGTGGGATGTTTATGGGCTTGGAAAAATTGGCTCATTACAAGGTGGAATATTTTCTAACTGGCAACCAATTAAAATGCCTGAAGATGCAAGGCTTTTGTATTACGGTTGTGATTTTGGCTTTGCAACTTCTAAGTTTGCAGTATTAGGTATTTACTATTGGAATGGTAGAAAGGTTTTAAAACAATTTGTTTACAAAACTGAGTTAACAAATCAGCAAGGAGCAAAGGAATTAAAGATGAATGGATATGATGGAGGAGTTGTTTATTGTGATTCAGCAGAACCAAAGTCTATAAGAGAATTACAGATTGAAGGAATACAAGCAGTAAAATGTGATAGCAAACAAGATATAAAAACCTTTGCAATTCAATCTTTAAATGAAGACTTGTTTTATGTAGATGAAAACTCAAAGGATTTAATTGATGAATTAAGATATTATGTTTATGACGAAAAAACTGGCAAAGCAAAGAAGTCAAACAAAGACCATTTAATGGATGCAATGCTTTACGCAATAGGTTCTGGAGATAAGTATAACGGAAAATACAGATAATGAAACTAGAAATTAAAAAGAATATAAAGGACTTAAACCTTACTTACATAGATTGTTATCACTTTATAAACGAAGTAAAAGAGGACTGGAGTATTGTTAACAAGATTGAATTAGTAAAGAGATACACGAAGAGAGATGTATCTCAAGTTTTGGTAACCGATATTAACAAGGTGTTTAATATTATTATTGAGGTGCTTGGAAAATACAAGCCAAAAGAAGTACCAATCTTTTTAGAGTATGAAGGCAAAGAATATGAGTTGCAAATTGATTTCTTTAAACTTCCAGCAGGTTGGTATATTGATTCAAGCAATGCAGACTTTGAGAAAGTGCCAGAGTTACTTCCAGCATTTGCTTACATAGAAAAGGGAATGAATTATGCTGAAACAGATGAGAACTCAAACATAATAAATCCTTTAAAAGCAAGAGCAGAAATATTTAAAAAGAATATGCCAATATCACAATATTTAGATTTGACTGGTTTTTTTTTGCTCAAACAAAAGCAGTACAAGATTTTCTCCATCCTGATAAAAAGCACTCAGACAAAGAAAAAGAGTCAAAAGCTTTTGAATGGGAGGAGATTATTCACGTTATGGCTGAAGAATATAAAACAACTTGGAATGAAATTACTAAAATAAATATTGTTACGTTTAACCATAAGTTAAAGTTTGTTGAGCATCTACAGAAACAGAAGTTAAAAGCTACAAAAGGCAGATAAAAATACTCTATTAACTATGGCAGTAAGAGATTTTGATTGGCTAGGAAAGACAACTGACAAACTTAGAAAAAATCTAAGGGCAAAGGCTGGAACAATAGTTGAACAAACGATTGCTGATTGGATTGAAGAAAAAATTGAGTTTGCTCAAAACATACTGGAACAAAAAAACAGAGTAGGTTCTGGAGCTTTGTCTACATCTA